TTCAACACTTGGGACTACGTCGGAAAGTATGGAGACATCGTTTCCGAAAACTGCGAAAGACCACGCGCTCGAGGTTCTAACGTCACTCGAGACGACATGTGGACTGGCAGCATGGCTCTTGCAAACGAAAAAGAGTTTCTTAAAGACGTGCAAAAGCATTCTGCTCGAGACTTTGTGCTCTTCAACAAGCAAATCACTACGTACGCCCATAAGGCCTACAGTCAACCAAAGCCCCAGATGCCGACCATTGAAGAAGACGGAATCTTCATTCACTGGGAACGGTATCCGGAAGTCCGCCAGTGGGTCCTCGCGAGTCTCAATGACCCCGTTGCGGCCATACGTGCGACATCGCGAGGAGTCTCCTACCCTCCTGAAACAGAAGCGGAAGATGTTGAATGGCTCCGCCTTCATCGACCTGACGGAAAGCGACCCAGACGACCTAAGTCTCTCATCGTCTATGGGGACTCTAGACTGGGGAAGACAATCTTCGCGACAAACTTAGGTCCTCATATTCATTGGCAGAAGGATTTCAACCTCCGTAAGCTACTGAACATGGGTGTTGAGGCTGTAGAATATGCCATCTTCGACGACATTTCTTGGAAGAACCCAGCTCTCAAAGGTGAAGGATTCAAAGCGTGGTTAGGAGGTAACCGTTCTTTCGACGTCTCAGACAAGTTCGATCGGAAAGTCACTTTGGAATGGGGGAAGCCTTGTATCGTTCTAACCAATCGAGACCCTTACGCTGGCCTCGATTTCGACGACACGAAATGGCTTGAGCGGAATTGCATTTACGTCACGTTAGGTCCCGATGATGATCTTAGATCAAATGCAATCGCTAGTGGTGATGTTTTTGAGGAAATTTCATAAATTCAATTCAAAGCATACTTATCCAAAACACCCTTCCGAAATCCCCAATAGTAGCATCATAAATGAAACCGATTTCTGCAGAACCAGGAATGTTATCCAAAATCTCGTTCTGGACATCGCTGGTTATTGGATCGAATGAGGCCGACCCATTGACGCTTGCCGCCGGGGACAAACTGGTCAATCCCCAATTCGATATGCCAATATAGCTGCCGTTGCCAATCCACCCAACGCATTGAGTAGACGCACCGACAGCTAACCATGATCCGTAGACATCTACTGGATCAGCCAAGTTGATTGACCGAAGGGGACCATCTGTTCCCTTCGTGATAAACGCTCCTCTGTACCCAACAAGCACAGCTGCATTCGAATATGACTGAGCGTGTACTTGGTTGGGATCGTCGCTAGCAACATTATCACCGCCCCAATCCATACTTGTGCCAGCAGGATTGAACTTAAGCCATTTAGACGTGCGTTGAGGTTTCGCAGTCAAAAAGCGCTGATAATATGTTGGCCTTCCAGTAACAACTCGCATAGTAAAACTACCAGTCGTAAAGGTTGGCAAACCGTTCAACTTCGACGTCAAAGGTAACGACGAAGGATCGGTGGCATCCCTGGACTGTATCGTAACTTGTTGCTGAGCACCAAGAGGATACATGTTTTCCTCTCCATCAGTACAAAGGTACGTGACAGAAGAATAATCCAGGTTGAGCTGAACAAATGCGCCTCGGGTGGGTGCACCCTTCAACACCATCTTGTTCAATTCATCTACGTTCAGCGTCCCATCAGGCCACCTAGGAACGATGAATCCTCGATAACTGAGACTGGTTGAACCGTCGTCGTTGGTCACCTGGTAATCCATCATCGAGTTTCGTGAGGCGATGCCCCAGCTACCGCCCCACTTCAAAACGATATCGTCGCCGTCGAAGGCAACAACACCGAGCAAAACTTTGCCCTTGTTCAGGACAACGTTCTTAGAGTAATAACTTCCTTCCGAGAAAACGAACTTGGAAGCATAAACTCCATCGTCAACAAAATTTGTTGACCAGTAGCCAGACGAAGAAGTTGTCCCGGAGGCAGGGTACCCGAAGTACCCCGACCCACCAGTCAACGCAGCAGCATCCTGCATGCTAAGATATCGTCTGGACCAGTAGCCCGGACATATTCCAGTAAATATAACCGGGCCTGGAACACCGCTGACAGGAGAGTCGTTAACGTAAACTGACTTCCTGAACTGTGATGCCATAATCACATCGGTGTACCCGACTTGACTTCTTGTTCTCCGATACCCGGAGTTCGGAAGCTCAGGCGGAAGAGTGTTGTTCACCGGTGGCGTTGTGGGCTCAGGTTGGCCCGTAGCCGGTTCACTTATAGGGGGGGTAGGATTTGGCGTAGTGGGCACCCCAGAACCACCACCGCCCTAACCTCCGTCCTTGAAAGCAAGTTCAAACAACACCTTAATACCAAGGCCTCCTAAAGCGACCAAAGCATCAGGTGCAGCTTTAAACTGAACGTAATCTGGAGCGCCTTCGCGCCACATGACAAAAAAGTAGTTGCCTCCCTTTAAGTCAGATCCCGTTCGGGAAGCAAACTCCCACTCCTCCTCCAGAGGATGGTAAAAAGTTTCGCAGAACGAAGTTGTGTACTTGTTCTCCGCATCAACGTCAACAGCTTGAGCCTTGATATATTTGCTTCCGTATGCCCCCTTGACAAAAGTCCACGCCTCTGTGTTCTGCCGCATACACGACGCAAACGAGGAGAAGGGTGTGGCACTGGTGCCACCCGAGAATGATGATTTAGACATCAGTGGACCGTCTGTGCATGGCTTAAACAAGCCAATTTCAGACATGGGGGCAATCGTAGGTTCGTCATACGCCAGCTGATTAGCTTGGTCGTGTTTGCGCCTGACAATCCTCCAATGATACGAGCAATCGGCCGAAACCAAGGGTAAGTGGGCCGATATGACGATACGGAAGTACTTCGCGTTCATACGCTGTCCAATTCGAAATCCAGGAGACAACGAACTTCCTTGTTGGGACAAATAGCCAAGGTTGAAAATGATGGCGTTGGACAAATGAACAGATTTGTAGTCGGGTGATGCATTTAACCAACGCAGATCGTAGCCCTTGCTATTGGTCTTCGTAACATCGTTAACCGATGTCATCAAGACCTGGGAATACTGAGTTTCAATATTCTTGTTGATCTCCTTCTTGGCTGCCTTCTCGGCAAGTTTGACAGCGGCATCCCAGTCGATACCCTTCGCCCCGTACTTGTCGGCATTCTTCTTGGTACCGCCGCCGTACTTGGGTTTCGCGACCTTGGTCTTCTTGGCAAAACCGCCGGTGTTGAACGTGGATTTGCGCTTCGTAGGCATTCTAAGTCAAACGTTAGATATGCCTAGTAACGTGTGCAACAAAACGACCCCGTAAGCTATCAACATGAATTTTGTCTTTATCCGGCTCCCCCGTATAGGTTGTCGTTTTGGTGTTCCCGGTTTTGTCAGTGCGGCGCACGAGCCCTCCCCTGTCGTACACTTGCCGCACAGCCTTCGCGGTCCGTTTTTTCCGCTTCTTTTCATCATCCAAACGGGCCTCCAATTCGTCGATGCGTTGCATTGCAATGTCCAGAGGCGATCGACGCTGGGTATATTGAACAGTACTGCCGACCGGACGCCGTTCCTCCACACGAATACTCGACATACTGGGGTTGTGAACATAGCACTCACTTTTTGTAGATTGCGACGTACGCTTGCAAATGCGTCAGGCCTTCTTTCCGAAAGCGAGTATAGACCTCAGACTCGGTCTTCTTGCGGTTTTTTCTGAACGTCCACAACTCGTGTAGGTGACGTCTTAGATGTTCGTCAGCTTCTTCGTCGCTGTCAAGTGGGAATCCTTCGTCTCTCCAGGTAAGTTTGCGTGACTCGGGGATCATGTAGTGCGAGTTTAAAAGGAAAGCCTGAGAGGGCTCAGCTTTTATGTTCGGTACGGAGAAACTCCGGGTACCTACTCTGTGAGGTCACCGCCGGCCTAAAAGCGGGGTGGGGTTCGATCGGCGGTTCTGGCCGAAGCTTAATGTCAGGAGTTGACTTTGAGGGATTTAATCGAGGGCGGAGAGGGGGCGGCCTCACCGCCGGTACAGGGGGCGTCACCGGTGAGTGAGCACGGTTAATCGGTGGGACCGTGTCAATGTCAGCTGAATGGGCCGCCCTCAACAACTTTGTCAAGTAATCGATCTCTGAGTAACACTTGTCGATATCGGTAATTAAAAATGCGATTCTTCTAGAAAGATAGCCACGAATATCTTCATTCGGTGACATGATGTGATACAAAGTAAGACCCGGCTACATGCTGAGGCCTCAAATTTATAGTCTCCATAACGACCTTTCGGTACTGATCCCCCAGAACCTGCATCATGAGGCCTGTGCGCCTAGTGACATTGGCCGTGCCGTCCAACACTGAATTTAGACTCTGATCGCCGAGGAAGGGCGGTATTAACGATCTGGCCAGCCACGTGTCCAAATCGGTTCCCCCTGCTAGTGGGGCAGGATCCTCGACTTCAGCCCAGATCTGCATCTCATACATGATAGAGTTGTCTGAGATGACGTGTAATACACGGATGATGAAATCAAGGTAATCTAGGCAGAAGATCTTCGAGGCGGTGAAGCGAAATCTCGCGAGTATGTCCGTTTCGGATAATTTTGGTTGGAAGGAGCTTTGACCTTCGGTAGGTAGGCAGTGCGAAAACGCACAGATAATTGCCGAATCAATCGGCGTTTCGGTTGCCCATGTGGCCAACGTTGGTTCGTTGTAAACTTGGAACTTCCGCATGAAATACGGAATAAATTGAGAATGAATTTGCGCGTTCGCTATAAAATAATCGACTAGGTCGTCGAAGTGCGGGGAGCATCCCGCGGTATTTGGTGGAACAAGTTCCATTAATTGAGATGAGACCTCTGGGTCTCTAAATGTTTCCATGTCGCGTTGCTAATTGAAAATGATATGACGGCTGCACTGGCGTTTGCGCGTCATTTATAGATTTACCGCGCGTGTCCTTTATCTCGGCACGGCGGTAATCTAATTGCGATCACCAGTCTTCCACCTCACCGGTGTTTCCGGTTGATCGCAGACGCGTCGTTCGATAGTTTCAGAAAATCAATAGATTGTGCATGCAAACAATTCGCGCACTTGCATTAGTATGCTGCGTTGGCTCATGAACGACGCGTCGGGGTTTACTCCTGGAGTTGCCGAGCCAATGGCATAAATCGCGCAGTCTCTAGGCTACACCGCCTCGTTTGATCCCTTCGGTAACTCGGCTAAGTTACCCCTCCCTTAAGCGAGGTGGTCCTTCAACGCACAGGCCCTCAAGTGGGAGTGGCCCGAGCGTTTATGGGAGTAAACCCCTGTTAATGGGAGTGGGACAGACCACCCGGTGGCCCTTGCGGGTTGATTCACCAATCAAGTGTCCTGGATCCTCGCTGCGCACGGACTACTCCCACTCCCATCGCGCCCGACACAATGTTATAAAGTATGTCGGGCGCGATGTCGGACCTTCGGTCCTCCGAGCCTCCGGCTCTTGTTTATAACTTGATGCCACTCCACGTAATGTTTCATGGCACAATTCATCGACTACGGCGACAATTGTTCAGACGGTCCACCTTCTACAATTGGTGATTACGATTTACACGATAATTTTATCAACGATGACGACTTATCCCCATCTGATTCACCGCTCTTCGAGCCCAACCCAGACTCACCAAGAGTCTCCGTTGAAAGATACCACTCCACTCCTGACAGAGGAGGAGCAGTGGGAGAGCTATCGTCCAGACGACAGGAAGAGCATTATCGAAGCTCTTCTACAATCTCGCGAACACGCGGGAGACCAAGCCCGTATCCAGGACTGGGAGAAAGAGAACGTCTACGACTCCGAAGAAGAGCATCTCATAGAAGAAGCTCAGATGTTTCGGATCGAGACGGCTGGCGAACCTGTTCGCCGTCTGTTCAAGGATCGCAAACCAGCGACCTGCGAATGCGGTCTGTTTCAGCCTTGTCAAGAATGTCGACAATTCCTGACGAAAGAGAGCCTCGCAATGGGATTGAGAACCCATTCGAAGTCCCCAACCATCTCCGAGGAGGGGAGCTCGCCGGACTCGGACTCCCAGGAAAGCGACTTGGGTCTGGGACCCCGAGATGGTCGGCCAGATATTTCATGTTTACAACCTCTCAAAGTGGTCACGACTGGCCGTATCAAAAACTTGTTGACCTCTGTGAAATACTTGGCGCAAAGCACCGAATATCACGAGAGCAGCATGCTGATGGAGGATATCATTTTCACGCTTTCGTCGACTTCGAGCGAAAGTTCGAGTTTGAAAACTGCCACCGGTTCTGCGTTGGAGAACCGTCAGGCAACCCTCGTCCAAAGTGCCCGGTTAAAACTCATTGTAACATACGCGCACACCCTTCAACACTT